GTGTGGCTGGAGATCGTCAACGACCAGCCGGCGAGCGCCTTCACCCCGACGCACGCGCCGCTTCTCGAGATGTACTGCCGGCACATCGTCAACGCCCGGATCCTGGCCGACGAGCTACTGAACTTTGATCGCGCGTGGCTGGCCGACGATGACGGGCTAAAGCGCTACGACCGATTGCTGGCGATGTCCGAGCGCGAGAGTCGCGCTGCATCGTCGCTGGCCACCCGCCTCCGTATTACCCGCCAAGCTGTGGAACATCCAACCACCGTCGGGCGCAGCCTCAAGAATCAGTCGAAGGGACGTAAGCCATGGGAGCTCGCAGCAAGCGACAGTTGACCCGCGGCGAGCGGAATATCGCTTGGATCGAGCATCACTGCAGGATCCCTGAGGGGAAGTTAGTCGGCCAGCCGGTCAAGTTGACTGCGCACCAGCGGCGCTGGATCTGCCGTATCTACGACTCCCCTACTCGCGTGTTCATCCTGTCGATGGCGCGCAAAAATGCGAAAACGGCGTTATCGGCCTTCCTGCTGCTCCTGCACTTGTGCGGGCCAGAGGCAAAACCGAACAGCCAGCTGTACAGCGCTGCACAGTCGCGCGACCAGGCATCGATCCTGTTCGCCTTGGCGGCCAAGGTTGTCCGGATGTCGCCCGACCTGTCCGAGTTCGTGGGCATCCGCGACACGGCAAAGCAGTTGTACTGCGAGGAGCTGGGCACGCTGTACCGCGCGTTGAGCGCCGATGCGGCTACCGCCTACGGTCTGAGCCCGGTTTTTGTAGTGCACGACGAGCTGGGCCAGGTAAAGGGCCCGCGTTCCGAGCTCTATGAGGCCCTGGAAACCGCGAGCGCCGCCCAGGAGTCGCCGCTCTCGATCGTGATTTCGACGCAGGCGCCGACCGACGCCGATCTGCTTAGCCTGCTGATCGACGATGGCCTGACCGGTGCGGATCCGCGCATCAAGGTTGAGCTCTGCACTGCGCCACTCGACCTGGACCCATTCAGCGACGAGGCGATCAGAGCGGCGAATCCGCACTTCGACATTTTCATGAACCAGGAGGAGGTCCGGAGGCAGGCAAACGACGCGAAGCGGATGCCTAGCGCGGAGGCCGGCTACCGAAACCTGATCCTGAACCAGCGCGTCGAAGCGCGCAGCCCGTTCGTGACCCGGACGATCTGGCAGGAAAACGGCGGCGAACCGGACGAATTCGCCCCGGGCACAGAGGTATTCGGCGGGCTTGACCTGTCGAGCGTGTCTGACTTGACGGCGCTGGTGTTGACCGGAGCTCAGGACGATGGCTTTGGCGTGCAGTCGACATTCTGGCTACCCAGTGAGGGCCTGGCCGAGAAGTCACGCGCCGACCGTGTGCCGTACGACTTGTGGCATCAGCAGGGATTCTTACAGACGACGCCAGGTGCATCGATCGAGTACGAATTCGTCGCGCACCGGCTCCGCGAGGTGTTCGACCGCTACAACGTCCGCGCTCTCGCGTTCGACCGCTACAACATGCGCTTTCTGAAGCCGTGGTTAGAGCGAGTCGGGTTCACGCCCGAAGAGCTCGAGCGGTTTATCGAATTCGGGCAGGGGTTTCAATCGATGTCGCCGGCCCTACGGGAGATGGAATCCCTGCTCCTGGCGCGCCGGCTCAGGCATGGAAACCATCCCGTCCTGACGATGTGTGCGGCGAACGCCACTGTCGTGACGGATCCAGCCGAGCAGCGGAAGTTCACGAAGGGCAAAGCGACCGGCCGCATTGACGGCATGGTAGCCCTGGCCATGGCCGTCGGCGTGATGCCAAACGCACCGGAAGAAAGCGGGCCGTCCGCCTACGAAGACCGCGGCATTCTCATGTTTTAAGGAACCCCATGGAACTATTCGACGCCCTCTCCGCCACGTCGCACTGGCGGGCGGCGCAGTCACAGTCGTCCGGCGGCCGAGTATTTGCTGCACTCACCAGCGCGGATCTCCCGGCATTCATCCGCGGCGGCGAAACCGCAAGCGGCGAGTACGTCACGGCGTCCAAGGCGCTGGAAAACATGGCGATCCTGCGCAGCGTCAGCCTTATTTCCGAGTCAATCGGCATGCTGCCACTAAATTTGATGGCCAAGGGTGATGAGAAGGCCTATGCATCCGAGCATGCCGCGCACCGTCTGTGCAAAGTCCGCCCCAATGAGTATCAGGGGCCGTACAAGTTCAAGAGCACGATGCAGTTGCGCGCGCTACTGCATGGCAACGCCTACGCGCGCATCATCTGGCGCGGGAACACGCCTGCTCGCCTGATCCCGTTAGATTCGAGCAAGGTGACCCCGAAGCTGAACGACGATTTCACCGTACGCTATGAGTATCAGCGCCCCGACGGCGGCTTGATCACGCTCGCCGCGCGCGAGGTCCTGCATTTGGCTGACCTGGCGGACGACGAGCACGGCCTGATCGGCCTGTCGCGCGTGAAAAAGGCGCGCGAAGCGATCGGCCTGGCCCTGCAAGCACAAAAAGCAGCCGCCCGCGTCTTCAAAAACGGCGTCATGGCCGGAGGCGCGCTGAGCTACCCCCGTAAGCTTGATGATCAGCAGATCAAGAACATCCGCGAGAGCCTGGAAGCCCGGTACGCCGGCACGGAGAACGCGCACAAGTGGATGGTCTTGGAAGACGGCATCACGGCTGAGAAGTGGGCGAACTCAGCCAAGGATTCCGAGCTGGGAGAGAGCCGCGATCACCAGATCGAGGAAATCGCCCGTGCTATGGGCGTGCCCCGCCCGCTGCTGATGATGGACGACACGTCCTGGGGCACCGGCATCGAGCAGCTCGGCATCTTCTTCATTCAATACGGCCTGCAGCACTGGTTCAACATTTGGGAAGACGAGCTTGCACTCAAGCTGCTGACCGAAAAAGAGCGTGAGCTCTACTACTTCAAGGTCAATGAACACGCCCTGCTCCGCGGCACGCTGAAAGACCAGGCGGATTTCTTCGCTAAGGCACTCGGATCCGGCGGCAGCCGGCCGTTCATGAAGTCCAACGAGGTCCGCGACCGCCTGGATCTCCCCAAGTCTGACGACCCGGACGCAGATTCGCTGCAAAGCACCCTCACAAGGAACACGAATGTCCCTGCTCAAGCTACCTGAAATCAAGGCGGACGCCCGCATCGCGACGACGCAATTCGATCTGCGCCAGGACGCGCTGGACACCTGGGAGCCGGGCGTGCGCGCCGCGGCTGATGGCGACGCGAAGACGATCAGCATGTATGCCCCGATCGGCCAGACCTGGGACGGCGAAGGCGTGACCGCGCGCCGCATCGGCGCTGCACTGCGCGCCATCGGTGACCACGACGTAACCGTCAACCTGAACTCGCCTGGCGGCGACTTCTTCGAAGGCGTGGCGATCTACAACCTACTGCGCATGCACTCGGCCAAGGTGATCGTGAACGTCATGGGCATCGCCGCCTCTGCCGCTTCAGTGATCGCCATGGCTGGCGACGAGATCAACATGGGCGAAGGCTCGCACCTGATGATCCACAACGCCTGGGTCGTCGCCGCCGGCAATCGCCATGACATGGCGGAAGCTGCCGCCTACCTGGAGCCGTTCGACAACGCCATGCGCGACCTGTACGCCGAGCGCACCGGGCTGGATGCCAAGGTGATTGCCAAGATGATGGACGACGAAACGTTCATCGGCGCCTCCGATGCGGTCGAGAAGGGCTTCGCCACCGGCAAGCTCGATCGCGCCGCGGTCAAGAAGGATGCCAAAGCCGCCCAGCACATGAAGGTGCTGGCCACCGTCGAGTCCTCGCTGGCGAAGTCCGGGCTTTCCCGGGCCGCGCGCCGCGAGACGCTCAACGCCCTATTCAACGGCAAGCCGGGCGCTGCCGTGAATCCCGATGCCACGCCGGGCGCTGGCAACGACATCGAAGTTGAAGCCTCGCTTCAAGACCTCCTGAACACTCTGAAAGGTAACCAATGAAACACAATCGTGTCCTCCTGGCCAGCGCACTCGCAGTCGCAGCCACCGCCCCGCGCGGCATCGTCAGCGGCGTGCGCGCCGACGGCAGCAACGTCACCCAGATGGTGCAGGCGCTGCAGCAGGCGTTCGCTACGTTCAAGGACGAGCACACCAAGCAGTTGACCGAGCTGAAGGCCGGCATCAACGATCCGCTGCAAGCCGGCAAGGTCGAGAAGATCAACGAACACATCGCCGATCTGCAGGCCGCGATCGACGCGAGCAACACCAAGATGGCGGCCATGGAAATGGGCGCCGGCGGCGGCCGCGTGCTCAAGGACAAGGAATACAGCGAAGCCTTCCAGGCGCACATGCGCAAGGGCGACGTCCAGGCGGCGCTGAACAAGGGCGCCGCTGAAGACGGCGGCTACACCTCGCCGGTCGAATGGGACCGTACCGTCACCGACAAGCTGGTGATCGTCTCGCCGATGCGTGCCCTGTGCACCGTCCAGAAAGTGGGCGGCACCGGCTACAAGAAGCTGGTCAACAAGCGCGGAACTACTTCCGGCTGGGTTGGCGAAGAAGATACCCGCCCCGAAACCGACACCTCGAAGCTGGCCGAACAGGGCTACAGCTGGGGCGAAATCTACGCGAACCCGTCGGCAACTCAGCAGATGCTGGACGACAGCGAAATCGACATCGAAGCCTGGCTGGCTAGCGAAGTCGACGTCGAATTCGCGTACCAGGAAGGCAAAGCCTTCGTTTCGGGCGATGGCAGCAAGAAGCCGCGCGGCCTGCTGACCTACGCCGCTGGCGGCACCGCCCTGCACCCGCTCGGCGGCATCGAAGTGATCGGCTCGGGCGCCGTCGGCGGCGTCACCGGAGACGCGCTGCTCGACCTGGTCTATGCCCTGCCGGAGACCTTCACCGGCAATGCGAAGTTCGCCATGAACCGCAATACGATGCTCCGCATCCGCAAGCTGAAGGACTCGGACAACAACTACCTGTGGCAGCCGTCGCTGCAGGCTGGGCAGCCCTCGACCCTGGCCGGTTATGCGATCGCCGACATTCCGGACATGCCGGGCGTCGCTGCGAACGCCCTGTCGATTGCGTTCGGCGACTTCAAGCGCGCCTACAAGATCCTGGACCGCGTCGGCGTGCGCGTGCTGCGCGATCCCTATACGAAAAAACCTTACGTCATGTTCTATACGACTAAACGGGTTGGCGGCGGGCTCGAGAATCCCGAATGCATGAAGTTCATGAAGATCGCCGCAGCCTAATCGCTGTCCGACCAACAAAGGCCCGGCTGATGTCGGGCCTTTTCATTAGAGGCATCAATGAAGCTCGCAAAACCATTCCTGGGTGTGCCGGATGGCGAGATTTACCCCGTCCAGTACGAGCCGGGCGACACCTGCCCGCCCGAGCTGGAAGCCGCAGCGACTGCCCTCGGCGCAGCAGAACCGGACGAGCCGGAAGATTTGTCCCCGGCGCCCACGGAT